GGGTGGGCTAATGCTTCAAACATAATCCACATAGATAGATTTGTATTTTGGCAACCAACAGGTAATTATTGGAAATATCTCTATGAGACTTGGTTTAATAAAGGAGTTAAGACTAACTGGATAGCTGAGCCAGACGGAGGCAATTTCTTTACAGGCAAAAAGATGATGATGCACAGCATCCCGTTAAAAGGTAAAACATACACAATAGGGAGAAAATACAACCAAGAGGGTAGAACGATTAAAGAATTAATACCTAATCAGATTAAAGGTATGGTTAGTTGGGGAGCTGTTCAAGGCGTGGATTTTGGAGAAGTATTAGGTATTCCTACCAATGCCGAAAACATTCAATTTCAACCTAACGATAAGTTTAAGATTAAAGGGAGTGAAGAAGTACACACAGTAATAAAGACCGAGAGAGAAATTTATCCGTTATTTGAAAAAGAAGTATTATATTTTGGTGGTCACGATTCTGTTGTAAGTTATTTCCCTGTTTATACCTTAGATAAACAGTTGCCACCTAACACACAATTATCTTTTGAAATTGAGATGGTTGAGAGTTCTGCTGAGTACTTATTAAATGGAGAAGAATTTGAATTTTATTCTGTTTACAAGTCAAACAAAAATCTTAACTCACATACAATAGATACTCAATTTGGTGATCCTGACATATTACTCTCCAATCCATTTGGGCACGTAAGTTATAACCACGATCAAATAACTATCTGGGCTAAGAATTGGATACATAATGGATTCTATCGTCAGTCATCAAACAATTATAACAACTTTCCTAGTTTTCAAATTCCAGAGGGTAAAACAGAAGCGTTGAGAAGATTTTCTAAGCTACACACTTACATTAATTGTCATGGGTTTGATGGACAATTTGATCCAACGTCCAACTTTATAATTAGAGAGCTTATTTATAAATCACTCGGTATTATTAGACCTGAATCTGAAAAAGTTAGACTATACGGATGTACCAACATGAATGGACTTGAAAAAAGAAATGATGAATTTGTTATAAATTTATCTCTTGACCAAGCGCCAGACTCACCGCTAATTATGTAAAAACTAAACTAATAAACTTAGCATAAAATGATAGAATAACTTATCTATACTAAACTACCACAGCTATTTATTTGTTAGGTAGCAAAGAAACTAATTATTATGGAGAACATACTAGGAATTTTAGGCTTGCTCCTCGGTGGTGGGGGAGCAGGTTTTTACTTTAACTATTTGATTAACAATCGAAAGGCAGACCATGATGAATTCAGAATTTTATTAGAAACTTGGAAGGATGAAAACAAAGCACTTAAAGAGCGTGAAAAAGTAAATAGTGATAGAATTTATCACCTTACTGCTGAGATTATGAGACTAAAGAGTAGACTTATTTTATTATCAATTCAAGCAGGTGTGCCCGTAGCAGATTTACTTGCTGACATAGAGGGGGAGACCGTAAAAAAAGATACAACAGATGAAAGTTAATAAAGAAGGAATAACACTAATACACGAATTTGAAGACTTTGAAGCAGAAGCATACTTGTGCCCCGCAGGAGTTCCTACAATCGGATGGGGTAACACAACCTATGCTGATGGTACTTCGGTTAAGCTAGGGGATAAGATAACGCTCGTACAGGGAAACAGGCTATTCGAGATCGTACTGGCTAAGTTTGAAGCGATGGCACGTAAAGCAATAACGAGTAGCGTAACCGAGAATCAATTTAGCGCATTCGTCTCAGCGCTATATAACATTGGTCACGGTAATTCAAGAAAGTCAGGACTGATCAAGTTAAAAGATGGTAGTCCTTCAACACTATTAACGCTAATCAACAACGATCCAAACGACAAGCTTATTGGTGCGGAGTTTAGGAAGTGGATTAGTAAAGGATCATCATTTGAAAAGGGTCTGTTAAGAAGAAGAACGGCAGAAGTAGTACTATACTTCAGTTAATATGAAAAAGATACAGCTTATTATACTCTTATTCTTTATAGTGGTGTCCTGCAAAACAAAGAAGGATATTTCTAGCAACACCTCGCTCAGTACAAGTGCGGAGACCTCAGAGTATGCCGAGGTTGATAAGGGTATTACAACTAAGGGTATTAGCGAGGTGTCAAAACTAAAAGAGATTCAACTTGAGGGGGTCACCATAAAACCAATTGGAACATTCATCTTTTACAATGGTAAATTTGAAGGGGGAGCTGAGAGTGTGATCATCCACAGGAAAAATACAAAAAAAGTCGTTGTAACATATAACGACACAACTAAAGTAAGCAATGACGTGGTGATACTACAAGACTTAAACAAAGCTGATTTAGACACAGCAGAAGTTAAGATTAAAAAGGTAGATAGGAAAGTAAGCTTGTTTTCAATAATAGGAATTATAGTTACTAGTTTGATCGTTATCTTCATACTAAATAAAATAAAAAATAAGAGTAGGCTATAACATAGCCTACTCTTAGCCTAATAAATATAAACATTGTACTTGATAACCTCTAGCATAAATAGTACGCTGATAACAAACACAATTGCTATTCCTACGATAAATATAACTTTTTCTGTCTTACGCATCTTTTACAGTTTTTAAAAGTTTATTGAGATACACAAGAGCTTTTTCAATATCATTGACCCCACCCTTCTCCTCATATCTCCACAAGTATTTAATTACGTTGGCGACCTGAACTGCTTCAAACGGTTTCTTACCAACAACAGCACTTTCAATGGCGTCCCAACATTCTACCTTACCATTCTTGTAGTGGGATGGGTTTGAAGGGGTATCTGACATAAATGCAATAGCTTGTTCTACAATACCCTCATTTGATAAAGTACTTGAATCATAACCAACTGTAATATTTCCACCACCAAGATAATACTTTGATGTAGGATCATAATGTGGGGTAAGAGGCATTTTCTTAGCCAACTCCCACTCTTTACGTATTTGAAAATTTTGATTAGTGGCAAAATGTTTTACCTCACATCCACCAACCTCATCAAACTCAGAATAAACTTTTCCTAACTCAGGTAAATCTTCTTCATATTCATCTGCATCGTCTTGTGTGCCAACGAATTTGTAATGTTTAATAAGTTCGTATTCATCCTCTTCCATAAACCAAGAATCAACCTTTCCAGAAGCTAAAAATTCATAGCCGTCTTTACTCCTTTCTGAATCAACACACTCCACAACCTCACCAATTTTAAAATCGTGGAGGGTTCTATTATTTAACACCCTAACCTTCTGTCCTACTTCCATAATAATTTTTTATATTTATTGGTTTAACACTCTCTTTTAAATAATCACTGGTTTTAACACCGCTACGTCCTTTTTTACAAAGTACCCCACCCTCAAACAAGACATAAAATTCGTTCTCACATAGTATGTCATGGCGTTCTAAGTAACCCACCATATACTCAAAGGATTGCTTATTCTCATCAAATACACGATTAATACTATCAACGTGTACTTTGTTCTTGTCGTCGTAATAAGTCCCGAATGGATTAGCTGTTGTTTGATTCATATCTTTTTTGTGCAAGTTCGTCATTACCTACCATATTAGCAAGCGTTTGTCTGATTTTAATTTGGTGACTCGTTAATCTTTCTGTTAACTCTGGGTACTCGTGCATAATATACACAAGTTCTCTCGATAAAGCACTCACTGCCGATAGTAATTCGATCATAGTATTCTTGAAATTTTTTGTTTAAAATCACTAAATTTTCTATTAAAAGTGGTAGGGGAGATTTGATACATCTTGATTAGTTCTCTCACAGAGTAACCCTGCAACCTCAACTCGATACAACGTCTTAATGTTGGATCACTAATCGATTTAACACAGTCATCAACAAGTCCTTCGTCATAGAGATTATCATTAGCACCCTCTCGTAAAGACGTATCCTTTAACTCAGAAGTTTGTCTTAGCGTATCATTCTTTTTCGTATACCTCTTGTATGCCTTTGTCTTGGCGATCATGTAGATATAAGCTGATCCATTATCCATGCTCTCAAAGTTCTCCATCTTGTTAGCGAGTATGTAGTAGAATGCTTCTTGTAGGTCATCCTCTGTAATGCTCGTCTTATAACCTATACTCCCTCGCCTCTTCCAAAGTTTTAAGTACTCACTCTCAAGTCTACTCAAGCTCATTTTCTGCATAATAATTTCCGTCTAATAATTCGTACCAGTGTGTTCCTCCTGCATAATACATCGAAACTACTTTGGATATAATGCTTTTTGATTTTACCGTCACCTCCTGATGCTTCTTGTACTTTGGTTTTTTAAAGTTTAAGTTCATATTATTTTCTTTTCTTATAAACGTGAGCACCTATAACGATAATAAATAGGTCAATACTAAAACTAAATATTGCATCGGATGGTGGGTGTATCATCAAAGAAAGCCCAATAGATATATGTCTTGGTGTACATATTAAATAAAATTCAGTTGTACCAATAGTCCAATCAAATCCATCCTCAATAAACTCTCTCCACTTTGACCTAAAATTTTTCATAGTATTTATATTCAAATGTAACATCGCTCTTGATAATACCACCAAGACAACTTAGTATTACGGAGTGGTTGCTGATACCATACTTCTCAGCAAATCCAGACCACTTTGATGCCTCTAGTCTATTACCATTAGCATCAATCATATAATATATTCTAGTCATATTATTTACTCCAAAAATAACCTATTCCACTTTCAATTTCCATCTTGATACCGTCTAGGAAATAACTCCCTGCGTCTTGCATAAGAGTACCAAAGTTTTCACAATGCTCCTCTTCACCATCCCTAACCAAAACTACAATCTCATCGTAAACTGTTAGAACGATCTGACTTTCCAAATTATTATTCTCGATATATTTGTCAATATCAACTACTGCTTTCTTAATCATCTGCCCATTTACTCCTTGCATTGGGCTATTCTTAGATGCTCTTTGTGCTGAACTAATATTTGCCTTTGTGCGAATACCCTTTAACAAATCTGGAAACCATCTTCTCTGATTCAACTTGTTATCAAAGACGATACATCCATCACGTGCACCAATGTCGGCATTCTTTTCGAGAAATGCAAATGCTGATGGAAAAATATCAAATAATAATTGATAAACATTTTCTGCCCTAGCCCTACTGATATCGAGTAGTTCGGCAATTTTACCAACACCCGCACCGTAAGACAAACCAAAGATTACGTTCTTCATCGCAGTCCTGAACTCAGAATGGTTATGCTTGTCAACAACAGCACTCTCATCGTCATACAAATATCGATAGACCCTAGTAGCACAGTAACCATGTAAGTCAGCACCACGAGATAACAAATCAAGCATAATCACATCACCCGACAAAGAAGCCATTATACGTAACTCAGCACTGGCATAATCGGCAGTCCATAGCTTGTACCCATCTGGTGCTTCAAAACAATCCCTGTAGGCAGTCAATCGTGGTATCTGTTGTAGGTTTGGGTCAGAACAACTTAAACGTCCTGTAGTAGTGCTATTGATCTTAAAACTAGCTCTAATACGTCCGTCTATCTCAAGGTGTGTATCAATCCACTTCTTACCAAACGTATTAGCTCTCTTTGATACCTCCTTGTACTCAAGAAGCTTATTCAGAAATGGTATGATATTACTCTTTTTGTACTTAATCATATATTGCCTAACCGAAGCTTCACCCATCGAATCTTTGTCTTCCTTATCTTTTTGGGGACGTGGTATATTCAAGGTGTAAAATACGTCAAGAAGTTGTGCTGATGATCCGTAGTTGATATTACCTATGTTTTTGTTTACCACCTCAACGTCATCAACTATACCAAGCTGTAGCGTTCTCTCCTTTACACGTTTCCTTTGTTTAAGCCCAATCTTTGTTAACTCATTATCAAGTTCAACCTCAAGTTCGTCAGATCGTTTTATGTGCTCTCGATACAAACTCATCCACTTGTCTTTATTAACAGGCATACCAGCTACTTTCATCTTTGAATTCACATAAACCATCTGATTGTTTAGTTGAACTAGCTCTCTCATGTCAAACTTGTCAATGTAGTAAGCTTGTGCCTCGACTATCTTTGGAATCCATGCTAAGTCCTCACAGGCATACTTGATGTGACGATCTGAGAAAGTGGGATTAGTTGGAGACATTAGCGGAAACTCCTTTCGTATCTCCTTATCAAGTGGTCTCACATTACACCTTCGATCGATTGTGTTTAAAAGTGATACGGATAAGTTTGTACCTTTTGTCAAGGTCTGTTCAACAATCATGGTATCATAAATCCCCTCAGCACTAAACTTAAAACCTCTCTCCATCATAAATGGTACGTCAAATCCAAGATTGTGACCAAGAAAGTAGCTATTTCTTAGTTGGCTCTTTATCATCATCAAGTTATAAGCTTCTTTAGATAAACTCACCCAATCAAGCACAAAGTAAACCGAGAGATCGATTGGTGCAAGAGCGATTAGTAGTATCTGATTTTTGTTGAAGGTTAATCCAGTTGTTTCGAGATCAATGATGAAGGGTTTGACTAAGCTATGGCTCTGGCACTCATGTAACTCTTCCTTAAACTGGTCAAAGCCAATCGTAGGATATGTGACAAAGTGATTATCCTTATTTTCTGTTACAAATATTATGTTCATGCCGTCCCCCAACTATCAAGTACAAATGTCAATCTCACAAAGTTGTTCTCATAATCAAACTCAAACTCAAAGCCACAAGTACCTCCACGAATAGTTTTGTTTTGATAAGCATCTTTAAGTATCTTACGTACCTTCATTCTGATCTCACCCTCTTCTGGTACACGTGCACCATATTCTCCATCAATATACCACTTCCACTCTAAAAGCTCCATCGATCTGGCAACCCGATCAAACTTGAAGTAATCCATAATTTGATCGAGACTATCATTAAATTGTTGTTGTGTCATATCAATTATCTCCTAGTTGATAAACCTCACCACCAAATGCTACTTCTTGGATCGTATCTTTGTTGACACTTCTGTAACCCTGATTCACCATGTCATACACCACCAAGAACTTATCCTTGTCAACTAAAGTAGCTCCACCTTTAAGACGAGATACCACACCGATCCGTCCATTCAAATCACGTACACTACCATCCTTCTTTAAAAAGGTAACTCTGAAGAACTTACCCGCAGAGGATAGAATCTTTTCTGTCAATTGTTGTTTTGTTAGCTTTTTCATGTCATTTGTTTTTTTAAGTAGTCCCAAATATAAAAAGAAAAATCGGATATGCAAGAGCACACCCGATTTATTTTTTTATTTTAAAAGATACTCAAACTTGCCCACGTCGATCCATTGGTTGATCTTACTGATCGTATCCACGTAGCCAATACTAAAGTCTGCTATCTTATTGCAGGTTCTAAGAAAAGCTAGGCTATTTGCTTGTTTCTTGATGTGCTCATTTGATACCATTGTCCCTTTCTTGGTGTAGATTGAGACTGATAGCTTCTTTAGTTCGAGGCATAGGTCTGGCTTTACCCCCTCACCAAAGAACATCATGTCAGGCACTTTAAAATCATCTGCTCTCATTGATGCAAATTTAGTGGCTTGTTTCTTGGAGAGGTGTGCACCAGACATGTCGGAGAAGAATTTAATATTTGGGTGATTTTCCTTCATATAACTACAAATCTCAAGCTGTAACTTATCTTCGCTCCAACCTGCCTCCCGTTCTGCCTTTGTTCGATAACCACCCCTCTTTTTGAAATACTGGTCGAGTTGTTCTTTAGTGTGTGTCATTCTACGTGATATCTTTGGTTATTATATTTTACAACAATGTCATCAAACTCATCAAATGGTAATTCAACCACTACGCAAGAACGATCTGTAAAAGAGATATAGGTGCAATTTAAACTAACACTACCACTCTCTGCTGTATCTGTCGTGTACTCGTGGTATGCCTTAATTGTATCTAAGTCTATAGTGTACCTAATGTTTACGATCTTTTCTGTCTTTGCTGGTTTATCGTCAATATTTGAAGCTTTTAGTATCCTACGTATTTCTGGATCGCTGTATTCATCTTCATCTTCACTATCATTATCACTTGGAAACTTTAGGTGCGCAGGTACGGTGACAAAACGTGTACCCTTGATTCTTTCCATGTAGAGTATGAATGTTACAACGTCGTAAACCTTGTACGCACCAAATCCAATAAAGATCATCCAAAATATTTGTTGTATTGTTTCAATCATTTCTTTATAAGTTTAACGGATGATGGGAAAATTTTAATCTCTGGCATTAACTCTTTCTTTCTAAATTTGTCCATCAAGAGCGTACTAGCACAATTCCAGATAGCTTCATCACGTTCATCATCCTCGTGCATATATAATTGCCACCCCCTGCCCTGTATTTTCTTACCACTCTTGTCAGCACCTCTTACTTTTGCCTTAAGCCACAGATTAGCCCTGAAGTCAATCTCAAGACCGTAATTTTCAACCACCATGTTCTTGTAAGCCCAAGTCTGAACGGAATAGGTATCTGACATGCCATTAGCAAATTTGTGATCAATTACACCAACGCCGAGACCCTTTACTCTAGCCACAAGATCAACAGTACCACCAGTAAATAGCTTCTTGCCTATTAGCTTCTGTTCCGTTAAGATTATTTCTTCTACGAAATTTTCATAGAACTCGACAAACCTTAAAACACCTTCCCACTCATGTGCCTTCAGCTTCTTCTTACCGAATTCATCTAACCAATCAAATTGAGCAACATCGCCTGTAATTAATTGTTGACACAGATCATCGATTACATTGTGAACTTTAGTACCTGAACTAGCGGCTTCGTAGGCTACTTGATCAGCTACTTTTGCTCCTACCTTATCTCTCCAAAATTCTAAGTCTTTATTTGGTATATAGTCGAGATATGTGGTGACTGATGGGTAGTGTACACCCTCTATGTGGTCGGTGTAGAATCTCACATCATCCTCAGTGATCTGTTGTATGTAATCCTCGTGGGTGTTATTTAGTTTTGTTCCTTTTTTCATATTTTAATAAAAAAGGGAGGGTTTTTATGCCCTCCCAGTGTATTTAAAAATTTATTTAGAATGGAAGATCGTCTTCATCCGTTTCACCTACTGGTTCGTGTACTGGTGCATTACCAATAAAGTCCATACTCTCAGGCAGATCGTTTGGTTTAGAGGCAGTATTTTTTGTCTCTTTCTTACTAAGGAAGTAATCGTCAACACTATCAAATGCTTGATTGGCGATATCCTTCTCACCTTGCGTCAACTGAGCACCCCAAGCGAATACTGGAACACTCCACTTTGTAGCACCCTTCTTTCGATCCTCAGCACTCTCAATCACAAAGCTATTGTTTAGCCATAGTGGATTATTCTTTTTAAAAGCATTGGTAAAGTTGATCCACTGAGAGAACGTATCACCTTTAAACACAATATTTACAATCTCACCATCCAAGATAGCATAGATTCTTTTGGCATAACTTGCTCCAAGATCACCAACATTTGTCTTGATACTTGAATACATACCACTTACTAAAATACCACCCTTAGATCTCACTGTAAATGCTTCATCGTTGATAAACTCTACGTCATTCGAATAGATTCTACTATTTGTCTTGTCATCAAATCCAACAATGGTAGATCGTTCTGTCAAGTAAACTAACTTGATTGGGAGTTTGAGCGTAACATTCTTTGCTGTATCCTTATCGTAATAGCGTAGTCCTTTGTTGTTGCTATCCCACTCTAACCACTTTGCTGATGGATTTGAAACACCACCACTTGTCATTGCTTGTTCTCTTCTAGAATTGCTCATCGCTTTCTTAATTTTTTGGTTTTACTTTCGAACGTATATGTACTAACGTAACTGTTGTATAAGCGTTGTCCTGCTATTGCTTGGACTAGGCTTATCACCTTATCTCTCATTTCGAAGAACGTCTTCCAATCTTCGAAGTAATCTGCGGAGGGCTTAACTACCTGAGTCGTCCCATCCATATACTTAATCGTAATCATTGAGACAAACTTAGTAAAAAATAATGAGAAAAGAAAGGGATCACCCAAGTTTATTTTTAGCTCTCAAATTAGCCTGGTTTATCCTTAGTGGTGTAGGGGTACTAAGAAATGAAACTTACACTATAATCATATAATATATATTATTATTATTATTTTTAGGGTACTAAGTCCCCCAACGAGATAAGATGTTTTGTTTTGTTGTTTTATACAGAATATTATTTGGTTTATTTGATGATTTGTTTATGTTTATTCTTAACTAATTTTATCGACATGGGGGACTTAGTGCTATTTTTTGGGTACTACGTTTTTTATTCTTGGCATTTATTTGGAAATATTAATCTAATCTGCTATGTTTGTCGTGTACTTAAAAACAAAGAAATTATGAGACAGCACGAATTTAACCCCGACGATCTTCTTCAGTGGGACAATCCAATATATAACACGTTGGAGCAGAAGTCGATGACACGTGATATCACCAAACTTAAAAATCTAAGGGATGAAAAGTCGTAAGGTAGGGTGTTATGCTAATATGAGTTCAACAGATGTTTACATAGTCAACCTTAAAACTGTTTGTACCTTCACAAAAGAAGGTGCATGGAAGGAGAAGATCAACACGCTACCAAAAGATCAACTACCATGTTTTACTGTATCTGGCGTATTCAAAGGAGCTAAGGCACAGGACAACTTGGAGACTAATTCAAACATATTATCTCTCGACATTGACAACTTTACTAATCTCGACGGGGTGATGGGTGTGCTGGCGAGGATAAGACCACACATATATAGTTACTTTAAGAGTGCGAGTGGAAAGGGCTTATGTGTGCTAGTTGCAATTGATGACTTTGATGGTATAGATGACTTCAAACAAATCTATGAAGCTATTTATGATGAGGTGAGAGATTTAAATGAGCACTCAAAGTTTGACTACCTCCCCAACCTTAATCGTCTAAGATACGTCTCCTATGATCCCGACCTTTATATTAATGAGGAAGCAGTACCCTACACAAAACGTAAAGAGATACCTTACAAAATTGAGGTGAAAGAGGGAGCTAAACTAATCAATATCAAACTAGAAGTAAATAAGCTTCAAGGTAAGGATCGTATTGAGGCTATCGATAAGATTTATACAGGCCAATCAGGCAACTTTGGAGCAAATGGTAAGCCACGTCACGATTGGGTGCTAGGATTATCGAGGTGGCTTTGTCGTGGAGACGTAGATCAACAAGACGCACTTAGTTATATCTTGACAAACTACCACAACCCAGATAGAGGGGCTGTGTGGACAAGTGAGGTGGGAAGGTGTGTAAGGGATAGCTATCGTAATTACGCAACTGAGAGAGGTACTTATGTGCCGACTAAGCCATTTGATTATAGAGACATAACAAGTGCGACTGACCTAGAGCAGGTTCGTGAGAGTTTCTTGGCTTATATCGGGAAAGAGGAGGAGTATGTTGAGGGTTTGAGTGATGAGAAGATTAAGAGCTTTTTAAGGCAAAAAGTGGTATTTTTGAAAACAATTTATAGATGGCTATGATAGACGTAAAAGAGTTGAGGATCGGTAATTTGGTTTGCTTTATAGATGAAACAGGGGCAAGTCCTGACTATATTGAAACCACTGTTGATATGATGGTAATCCAACACGCAATTAAGCAAGATGACTTTTTCCAAGGTATTCCAATAACAGAAGAAAGACTTATTGAGATTGGTTTTGTTGAGGTTATGGGTAATGATTACTATAAATTCTTTGATTTTGGTGAGTTTAGGGTATTTATACAACGGAGTGGTGATTCTGTTTTTATTCATTGGAGGGGTTGTGAAATTGACCACTTAATAAATAATTGTTTTATTCATTCTATCCAAAACCTGTTCTACGCTCTCACACGGCAAGAACTAGACGTATCAAAGTTATGATAAAAATGATCAAACAAATATTTGGAAAAGAAGAAAGTAATGACGATCTTCGTCCAAGAGGAATACGTTCAACCTATCAGGAGGAACGTGCTGGTTTTAACGAAACATTTGTACACTTATTTAAAGAGATAAGACGATGAAACGATTTAAGTTTATTGGTAGGGAGGAAGAATACGGGAACGTAATTAAATATTCAACTTACAATCAAGACCACATTCCTTGGACATCTAAATTTTTAGGTACTATTGCTGAGTGTGTAGGTGATTATCCTCAAGATTGGCAAGAAGTGTTTGAAGCAGCACCTGACCTAGAAACTGCTTCAACTCAGTATGTACACGAATATTTTGATGTGGATTATATTAATCTTCAACGTGATATTAAAAAAGCATTCAAAGCGGGTGCTAATTGGGCTAATGATAACAAATAATGTCTAAAAATAACTTGCCACAGAAGGCACAAATTACAGGTCTTACACAGTATAAGGAAGAGATGTTGAAGCATGAGGTTATTTCACGAACCTATAATCCAGTTATGCTTACCCTTAAGGATTATGAGCAGTGGTTCAGGGCAAACTATGAGTGCAGATACAATATCATTAAGGTTGATTACGAGGTAGCACAGACTTACTTTAACGAGGATGGTGTGGAGGTTACTGACTATAATCAGATGGTCTTTGAGGAGATTATTAATGATATGAATCGTGCTGGTGCAAAGGATCGTGGGAGGAAAGAAGTGAGTGATCAGGACTTGACTAGGATTATAAAAGATCGTAGGTTAGTTCCAGAGTATGATCCCATTATCGATTACTTCAATGGTTTACCAAAGTTTGAAGAAGCAGATCAGGGACATATTGACGACCTTGCAAGATATGTCACAATTGAAGGTGGGGAAGATGAACAGGCTAGGTGGAAGGAGAATTTTAAGAAAGCACTCGTTAGAACGGTCAAGTGTGCACTCAATCCACTCTACTTCAATAAGCACTGTCTCGTTCTTTATTCTTCCACGCAAAGTAAGGGCAAAACTTCGTTCCTTCGTACCTTGTCACCACCTACATTAAGTGAATACTATTATGAGGAGATGATTGGTACAGACAAAGATAGTCAGATCATGCTTGCCAAGTCGTTTATTATCCTACTCGATGAACTGGCTAATCTCTCAAAGATGGACATAAATAGTTTGAAAGCTGTTTTGTCTAAGCGAGAAGTAAACGTCAGAATACCCTATGAGAAACGACCTGAGATATTTGCAAGAAGGTGCTCATTCTTTGGTACTACAAATAGGAATGACTTCTTAGTTGATAGGGAGAATGTAAGATGGCTCGTATTTGATGTAGCTGATATCGATATGAGTTATGGAAATATCTTTACAGGTGAGTATAACTTCGAGATTGATAAGGTATGGGCAGAAGCACTTTACTTGTACCGTAGTGGTTTTAATCCTGAGTTGTCTGTGACAGAATTAAGTTTGAACGAGGATAGCAATGAGATGTATACGACCAATAATTCAGAGCGTGACATAATTGATGAGCTATTTATTCCTGCTAGTTCTGAAGATAAGGACAAGAAGGGTTACTACAGAGGTCAGCCCACACAGGTTTATGAGAAAGCGATTGAGTTGTTGCTCTCCACTGGTAGGGATACCGTTGTGAAAGCACTTGAGAAAAATCCAAGGATGTTCTATCAGGAATTGGGTAGGATGAAGGGCTGGAAAAAGATGAGTGTGAAGCTTGAGGATGGAAGAGTGGTTACGGGCTACCACTATTTAATTAGGAAAGAAGTAGATAAAAATGAGTTGTTTTAATTTAAACTAAACTAAATAATTATGAGAGTATTAATAGAAGAATATAGAGGTTGGGAGATTTATTTTAATACGGAGATGGAAGACTTTTACGTGATGTCAGAGGGGTATGATTATCAGGAGTCTAAAAGATCGTATGCCTCAGCTAAGAAGCATATTGATGACTATATAAAAGCAAACTTTAAGTTTAAACCAGTTATGGTTATGAGAGACTCTTCATGGAATCAAAATAATCCTGTTATTAAGTTAGTTGGAATAAGAAAGGACAAAAAGTTTACTTATGAGGATGCTGATGGGTCAAAACATATTTTAAGTGAGTATAGTGAAAAAGATTATTATGTGGTTAACCCTATTAATGATCCAATATTAGGAGAAATAAGTAAAATTGATCAGCGTATTAATCTTCTTAGGAAGGAAGTGAAAGAATTGGAAGCAAGGATTATAAAAGTTAATGTAAAAGATATGAAAAAAGACTTATTGGCTTCTTTTGATTAAATGGAACCATGCCAGATAGGTGATATTGGTGAGACGATTTTACTTACTGAATTAAAGATGAGGGGGCTAAGTGTAGCGATACCATTCGGGCACTTAGACCCCTACGATCTGATTGCGGTAACTAAGTGTGGCAAGTGTCTCAAGGTGCAGGTAAAGAGTTCAAAGTCACCAACGAGAGGTAGTTTTACTTTCTACAAGGTACGCAACTTCGAGATGAATGATATCTTTGCCTTTCTTTTGCTAGATCGGTGGGTGTTTATGAAAAGTTCTGAGGTTAAAAAAGCTGTCACAAAAATGGGTAGACTAACTTTAAATAAAAAAACTTGTAATTTTGATGATTATGGCTTGTTTGGTTTGTAGTTTTGATAGAGAGATAGTTAGATTAGCACCAAATAGCTTTTCTGCCGATGTTATTATGCTTAGATTAGCTGTTTTGAGATTTAAGAGAGAAATATCTAAAAATTATTTGTTGTCACAAATAAGTATTATATTTGTGACAACAAAACGATAAAGACATGAAAGGATTACAATCTGTTAGATATGTTGATGTTTAAACTAAACATTCCACCTAATACCAGTTCGTGCGTTTGGTAGGCAATATTTGTCAAGTCGGCTAAAGTCAAAACTAGCTGACTTGATGAATTGTTCGTAGTCGTGGATTAGCCCTCTCACTTTGATAAAATTGTTCTCACTGATGATACCATTGATTCTAATTGATGCTTCCTTTGCACTTGAGTCAGCTACCTTGTTGTTACGTGTTGGCGAAGTTTCGATGTAGCGCATTAAGTCCATAGCTATCCTTGTTTGGATTGCCTGACTAAACATATTTTTGTGACTGATTATAAAGTCAGTTAGGTCACAACCGATACTGAAATAAAAGTTTAGTCCAAAGTTTGTTTTAGTTGCATTCTGGATGTGGTCTAAGTTAGGCATATCTGTCCCGCTAAGATTCTGAGAGTCCACGTAGACTGCCTTTGTCTTTAGATAGTTGTTCCACTTTTTGTAATACTGTTTCATCCAAGGGTCACAGCTTGAACATGGTAAGTCACCAACTACTATCTCTTTGTAGATTGCATTAGTCGTTGGTGCTAGATCGTCTTCGTAATAGCCTATCATGTAGAAACCGCCCACGTCTGTAGCGTCAGTCATATATTGGAGTACTTCTGGTATCTCTAGTGTGACTGTACTTACTGAAGGTGCGTTGGTCGTGGTGACGAGGATCGTGTTGATTGGATCGACTTGGCTACTGTGATAAACGTGTAACGGGAGATTAGATACGTTCTCACTGAATTGTAGCATCACTTTTTGTATGGTGTGCCTGAGGTTGATTGATTCTGGCAACCTGAATAGCCACCCCACAAATCGTCCCTTCTTGTTTTCGATATTGGAGGGATTAGCTGTTCCGTTTATGATAGGGGTCTCCTCTAGCACACTTTTTTGAAACTCCTTTCCTATCTTTGTTGATACAATGTCAGCAATTACCTTCTGGACTGACTGTTTTCTAACCTTGATTAGAAAGTCATCAAGTGAAAGGTTGGATGGTTTAACTGAATCAAGAGTTTGAAGCGTTAGAAGAGCCTCATAACCATTTACAATCAAGGTGCTGTCAGGTGAGGTTAAAGGTGCAGATAGTGGGTACCCTGTTTCGTCGTTAAAACCAACCAAATTTTCTAGTGCTGAGGTAATTGTGCTAATATTATACATTTATTTTGTCTTTTGCTTGCTATTCTCGTTAGAACGTATTATGTTTGCTTAAAGTTTAAATAAAGAAGATTATGAAAATCACAATCGAGTATGATCCATTTGAGCCAGAGGATTTAGATGAACTAAAGAAGCATAGTTTGAATAATAGTGCTCACGAGGTAGCCTTTGATCTGGCACGTAACTTTAAGAACACAGCAGTTCGAATGGGCTTTGTTGACTATGACGATGATGAGTTTAGTTTAACCTCTGAGCAGATTTATAAGGTGATTGAGGTTATTCTTGATGGGGCTGAATATTATGGCGGTGAGAAATAGCGTCTGATGATGTGTTAAGTGCGAATTTTAACTACAAAAACATAACCCATGAAAAACGAAAATAAAAGTACAGAACCTAAAAACACGGATAAAAAATTAATTATATCTGATGTTATGGTTGAGTTGCCTGAATATGAAATTGATTTTTGTGATAAGTGTTTTCAGATGACTAACCACTTAAATAGTATTTGCCAGAAATGTAAAGGCAATTAACCACAACGGTTCGAGTATTGGCGTTGTTGCCATCACAGAATTTAATTAATAATACTAAAAATTAAAATTATGACAAAAGTTTCAAAAAACCACGAAGGCAATAATGCTAATACTGTGTTAGCAACTGGCGTTTTTATTATTCAAGGTAATAAAATAACTTTTCAAAGAGCGACATATATTGAAGCTGGTTGGTATGTTGAGCAAATAGATGAAGATATTGTGCTGTGGGAAATACCTTACGGAGGTGGAGAAAATCAAAAAGTATGTAGCTACCACGATTTAATAAGTGCAATAAAAGCTGGTACGGAGTTGTCTTAACGCTTGTTGCTAACGGACATGGATAAAAGCAGTAGCGATATGGAAGACGAAATATTTGATATAGTAACAGACCTACTCAGGGATGACATAAGCAAGACCGAAGCAATAGACAAGCTATTGGTTTTATCTAATGTTAGCTATTGGGTGGCGTTTGATTGGAATAAACCCGAAACAAGACCAACTAAGTACGGCAAATACTTCGTACACCGAAAAGATGGCAAAGTGCATTGGGAAACTTGGAACGGTAGCGGATGGGCTTATAATGGTAATGTGATAACCTACTGGATGGAAGTTAAGCCACCTTGCAGCTAACATAATATATAGGCAACTGCAAAAATACCCTTTAGATTAGGTTTAAAGGGTATTTTTGTGTTTTAGCTGATAAAAGATATATACGCAACTGCTACCTAACCATTCTTGGTGTGAAGCTCTTACCACGACTATCTATGTAGTGGCATCTGAGTGCACCCATTACCATACAATCCACTGCTTCATCGTGGGTTGCTAGTGGAAAGGATGTGATTTGACTAAGAAATGGATCGTTCCAATTACCCTCAACGAGCACGATCTTACCTGCCTCTGCTAAGGGAACTACAGGATCAGCTCTTTCTTCTTTACTCATATTTATGTTTACCTTGGCACTCTTTGGATACTTATATTCAGTAACATTTAGTTCTGTGTGTCTTTTTAGTAACGAAACTGCTACTTTACCTGATCCTTTTGGCTCGATTGTGATTAAGCTCTTTCTTCTGTCATAGCCATTAGCCACGACAAACTTCTTTACAAAGTCTGGTATGTATGCACTATCAACGTGTTCTGCCTTATAACCACTGATGTACATTGTGCCATCGTGGTAGGTGTACGCCATCATTCCAGTCGGATCATTCATCGTTTTGGTGGTGTATGCTGTATCGGTGATGAAGGTTGGACGTAGGTGGTACTGACGTGCAAGTGCTTCATACTCAGAACGTGGTATGATGGTAAACCAGTCCTTTTTAAAGATAATACCGTCTGGTGGTAATGGGTCTTGCATATATTGTGTGTTGAAATATATAGCTCCCATCTTTTTTAGTTGAGCGATGAACGTGTCATCAAATCTGTTACCAAATAGATAGTTGTTTTTGTAGACCTTACCAACTTCTTCTGGGTACTTCTTTAGGAATAGATCGATCAGTGGTAGCTTCTCTTTCCCATTTCTTTGTACAGGAAGATTTATGTGGAGGAATTTCTTGTCGTCGCTATAGTTCTCGATTAGATAACCTGCCAAGTCGCCCTCAGCTACTCGTTGCATGATGATGATCTGTACCGCTACCTTTGGATCGTTGGCTCTATTATAGAAGGATTGTGTGTAGAACTCAATTGCGTCATCCAACATAACCTTTGACTTAGCGTCCGAGACCTTAATTGGATCATCTGTTACTCCGATCATAAGGTTTTTTCCTGTTACTGTTCCAGAGGTTGATGTGATAAAGCGTGATCCTCCAAGTGTGTTAATTGTTTCAACTATACTCTCTTTACCCCCTTCGCCACGACCTATTTTTATATCGTCGCCAAATAATTCTTGAAACCAAGCTGAGTTGATAATTAACTGTGATTTACGTGCAAATGTTTCAGATAGTGGTCTTGAGTAGGATGATGTGATCAGTGGTAGTGATGGATTTAATATCCAAGCATACACTGGTAGTGCGATATTGAAAATCCAGCTCTTTAGTGAACGTGGAGGTACGTTGATGAGTACTTGATTGAACACAGATGGTTGACTGTTGGCTACTCTTGTGGCAAGTAGTTGGGCAATGAAACACTGATATTTGATGTGCCAGTTTGACTCGAGTTCTGTGTATGGGTCAACTATTTCCCAACATTTAGTTAAGAAGTAGTACATATCACTCTTACACCTTCTTCGTTCTGCCTCAAGGAGTAGTAGGTATTCTTCGGTAGCTTGAGCCATTAGTATTTATAGATTAGTTTGCATAATGTACATGAGAAGCTTTGGTTGGTCTGGTCGTATTGTGCCTGACATTCAGCTATTTGTGTACACTTTGGGGGGGAGTATATTGGTGGGATCGTTGTTGATTTATTCATCTGGTACTTCGAAAGAGTTATAAATATCTTCGTCAGAGAGTTGTCCAAGGTCTAGGAGTTGTGTTGAGGTATCGATATTTATAGTTTGTTGGACTGAGTTTTGTAATTTTTTGATTCGGTCAATAAGCTCGTCATCTGTCATACCATTTACTGCAATGAGTGTCTTGGATGCTTTTGATTCGTTGTGTTTTGAGAAGCCATTTAGGTGTTTGAGGAGTACTTCACCAGATTTTACCCTGACACGTCCATCCTGACCTTCTCTGTCACGTATCATGTCTGCTAGTTCTTCTACTACCTCTGCTACAGTTATGATTGCTTCACCGTCATTCTTTTTAGCTACTTCGTTAGCACGTTTGATTGAAATGGCGATGTATTGTTTTACCTTAGTTTTATTTGGATAATTTGGTGTGCCCTCAAGATCATGCTTTTTTGCTGTTTTTAATCTTGCTTCACCATCTGATATTCCAGAGAGATAGAAGGTAACAAATGTCTTCTCCTCGTCGTTAAGTAGTAGTATGTCAGCGAGTTCCACGTCTAGTATGTGCTCTAATACTTTTTGGTAGGGCTGTTTGTTTCTCATGTTTTAGTTAACGTAAAAAAATATTTTAAAGTTTTGTTTGGATTTGTTGATTAGACGTTGTAAGTTTGTAGTGTACTTAAAAACAAAAATTATGAAAAAGTTTAGATTAGTGTCAGGGCAATACGGTGACTATGTTAAAGGGCAGGTTTATAGTGAAGACTTTAAAATGCCCAGCTGTTTAAGTGTAAAAGATTGGGTGTATACGTATCCTAACGATTGGGAAGAGGTGATTGAGAATACAACTAAGTTTAATGTTGGTGATCAGGTGCGTATTACTTGTGTGCTTAGCGGACACGAGTTTGAGATTGGTGATATTGTTACAATTAATAAGGTTGATCATTATGATACTAATGATTCTCATTACTATGCTAGTGGTTGGTGGTTTTGTGATTCTGAGTGTGAGAGTGTTGACGAGAAGAGTGTTGTCGCTGATCCGTTTGAGGTGTGGTTGGATGAAAAGATTGTTACGTTGATACAATTGGATGCTAAAACTGAGAAGCTCCAGGAAGTTAAGAGAATTTATAGGTTGTTTAAACATAAATAATAAAGACATGATTAAGAGCGAAGTTAAGGAAGAAAGTAAGGTGTCACGTATTGCTTTTCCAAAGTTGATGAAGCTAAAGATTGACAACAAGATAGTTTTGTTTTTAAACGAACATAAAGGTACTGTTGTGAGTAATAACGATCCTTTTGGTGATCATACTGGATATTATTCTGAGGGGTGGATAATTGATTATTTTGAGGACTTTAAAGGTCAGGTCACTTTAACTAACGTATGATGTATCAATATAAGATTTGGTTTAGTTTGGGAGATAGTGAGCAATTTGGGACTTATGAGGAGATGGTCAAAGGTGCTGAGGCAGAGATATGTGGGGATGTTGACTGTGTTAATAGTGATCTTGTTGAGATTGTTGATAGGAACGAAGGTAGGTTTAATCGATATAACGAGGTAACTGTTAGGTCTGATGCAGGTCAGTATGTTGTTGGATATTTTTGGTGGGAGGTATGAGAACAAGTACACGTAAAGGCAAGATAGGTAAGAGGAGGATATTCTTGAACGATGACGAGGTAGCAAAAGAAAGTGGTTGCGATAAACTATTTAGAATTCCAGTATGGGGGAGTAAGTTGATTGCTGGTCACTGGTATGCTGATGTGTTTTATCGGGTGGACGGACTTCGCAATGATCGGGATTTGTTACCTTCTGATAGGTGGAGGCATCCTGTGTATTTACACTTTTGTGGTTATGGTAGTGCGGTGAGTGCTGGTGAGAGAGTTTTGGTGTTGTTGTTTGATGAGATGATTAATGATAGTGGTACTGCCTATAAGACTAGGAGGTGGGGTGACAAGTTTAGTCTGAGTGGTGTTGATGCTGAGACTCCTTTGTTTCAACCCAGTGACTATGAGTTGTTAAAGGTGGTCAAGAGGGCGAGTGAAAAGAGGCACAATTGGAGTAAGTAATTGTGATGTAGGGTGTTGGAATTGGCAGACAAGCCTCCCTGTCCCGGAGGTGTGGTGATTAGTCGCCACGTGGAGGTTCGAATCCTTCCCTTACAGCAACTATTTTAAAGTTTTATTTGGATTTGTTGATTTCGTGTTGTATGTTTGTAGTGTACTTAAACAAAAAAATATTATGGAAGATCAAAAAGTATATCGTTATTTTGAGTGGGTTAGGAATGCTAGTAGTGCTAAAAAGTTTGTAGTTGGTAAGATTTATCGTGAGGATGAGGGTGATGGTGACACTAGTGAGTTTAAGGAGTGGACTATGGGCAGATGGGTAGATTGTACTCTTCCTAATCCCTATACCAAAGAAGTGTTTGGGGATTTTGTGTTGAGTGGGGATGGGGTTAGTTATGTTAGGGCTGAGTCTGTTGTAACATTCAAATGTGGTGACGTTGTTGAGGTGAGTGATACTAAAGATGATGACGATTGGCAGAAGATGGTATTTGTTGCTGAGCATGCTAAAAAGTATATTGTTGTAGGTGATGATGATTTTGAGGAGGGTATTATGATGAATAGCTATTTCGGTGCTTATGCTTACAAGTATTGTCGTGCTGTTGAGGTTGAGTTAGTTGAGACTGATGTGATGGTTGATGGGGTTTGGGTTAGAGGTTTTGTTAAAAAATAAATAGATAGATATGAAAACAATTAGAGAGTGGTTAGAAAGTCTTGATGAGCCTTATAGGAGTCAAGCGATTAAGAATGCTGAGATCGATGAAACTAGAGGAGATGTTACACCTAACGATACCGCAGACTCTGCTATTAGTGCGCTATATTATGCTTTTGTGTGGGACAAAAGTAAGCAGGGACATGATTATTGGAGTGATTTGGTGGATAAATTAGACGAGACATTATGAAAAGGATGATAAAGTATAGGGGTGTTGAGGCATACCTTGTTGAGGGTAGGAATAAGCTTCAGTTTGAGTTAGATGGAATTGGTTATTTTGCTGAGTTCAGTGAATTCTGTGATATGGTTGATCAGGACTTAATTGATCAGTTTGATAAGGCTGAACATAAGAGTCGGAGTCAGAGGGTTGCAGAGGAGCTTGTGGGGAAGAAGGTTGTAGCGGTGTGTGATGGAGGATATTTTGAGGGTGTGTTGAGTCGCTATGATGGTAAGTTCTATGTTGGCATTGCTATATTTCTGGATCGTGAGGTTAATGATTGTGAGGTTTTTATTGTTGGTGAAAAGCTGTTTGTTGACGATCTTGCGTCCTATCAAAATTTAGTTGGTACGGTTGAAGGTGCTCGGTTAGTTTATGAGGAGACGAAGAGTGAGTGTAATGAGGCTTGGGGTGTGCTAAAAGGATTATTGTTATGAAAGATATGAAAGTTAGTGAGATGTTGGAGGCTATTGAGAAGCTTGCAGAACTTGAAAGAATTTTTGATGCGTTCCACTACAAGAATAAGCGTGCTGACGATCCCATTTTACCTGTTAAGAACCAGCTTATTATGGTGAAGGATACAAATACTCAGGAGTGGTTTGTAAGAGAGTTTCTTCATTTTAATGGTAAATCTGTTGCGTGTAGGGTGGATTATGCGACTACCAATATTATTAAAGGTAAACCAGCTACTGGGAATTATACAGTATGGGAAGAGTGGAAATTTATTGATTAATTTGGTATTAGTTTGTTTAAAGGTACGTTCCTCTGGTGCGTACCTTTTTTTGTGTCGTGGGTGGAGGCGTACTTTGTCGCTACGCTTCTTTTAAGGGGGTGTGGTGGCGTTATATATGTTGGGGCATATACTTGGTAGGGTTGGTTTGTTTAGGAGGCTTAAATTAGCTCTTTAGGCTTTTCGTTAATTTCTTGGGGGTGTAGGGGTACTAAGAAAAGCTTTCTACTCTATAATCATATAATATATATATATATTATTATTATTAGTATACTAAGTCCCCCAACGAGGTAGAATGTTTTGTTTTTTGATGCTTTACAGAATATTATTTGGTTTATTTGATGATTTGTTTATGTTTATTCTTAACTAATTTTATCGACATGGGGGACTCAAGGTGTTTTTCGTAGTGGTCATGGGTACTACTTTTGATTATTTTTTGTTTTTATTCGGTGGTTTCGATTTTTCCTCTTATGTTTGTGGGGTACTTAAATGAAAGAAATTATGAAAGACGCTAAAAAGATTGAGACGAGATTTAATCCACCACCTATTCCGATTAGACAATTTGATTGGGAAGCTGTTCGTGAGGGGTGGGATTTAGGTGATCCAGTTGGGTTTGGGGCAAGTGAGGAAGAAGCTATTCAGAACTTATTAGAATTAGAAGATAATGATTAATACAGAAAGGTTTAGCACGTATCAAGCTGTTGTTTGGTATAAGTTAAACGATTAAACAATCAGAAATGAGACTATTATCAACTATTGCTTATGAGATTGAGCGAGACTGGATTACTGGCAAGGGTCAGCGAATCGTCACAAGTGCCTTCCCCTACCTAGTTGCCATGAAAAGCCTCGGTGGTATTGATGAGATGTATGGATGTGATTCTGGGCGTAGTATTGTTCTCTACTTTCTTGCTAATGCTGGTCAGTGGAGAGGTGAGTGTGCTAGAGAGATAAAGAAAGAGTTAAACTTAATGTTGAAGTAGTTATGAGATCACGTAAGACAGTAGACGTAGAAGCGGTTAAGCTAATGGCAAACGATATGCTTGCTAGAGAGGATAAGTATGCAACCTACAAGTTTAAAGCAGGTGTGTGTACGATGATTGAAGGTGTATTGCATGCATCTGGTAATTATAATGGATTCTACTTTATAAATCCAGAAGCTAGACCTAATGATGAGGACTACTATGCGAGGAGATACTTTTGATGTACAGGGAGAATTAGGTGGAGAGACAAGAGCGCTATGCCCGTCTCTCTTCCCCACCCCTCCCCCTACACCCCCCCCCTCCCCCTCCCCCTTGTTTTAAAATAGTTTAATGTAAAAATAGATCGTTATGAAAAAGATTGTTAGAAGTTTAGTGAATGGGTTACTAATGTTGATTCAGTTTATCCTCGTGATAGCATTAAACGAGACGCTTAGAGACCAAGATAGTTTAGTGGAGGATAAGCTTGTTGGAACATTATGTACTTTGATTATTATGTTCTCGCTTGAGTATGTGAAGATTGATAAGAATGATTTGGAGTAGTAAATGTGGATAACTTGTGGATAACTACTAATAAAATGTGGATAACTTGTGGATAACTACTAATAAAATGTGGATAACTTGTGGATAACTTTTTTGGTGGGTTTAGTTCGGATATCTGGCTCACAAAAATAAAACGGTACACTCGTTCAAGCATAAAACCGCCTAAACACACCATACTTCCACAAAAATATGTCAAAACTTACCATACTTCCACAAAAATTTCGACAAAGTATTACGTACTTACATAATATTTTTAGACAAGATTATGTTTGAGCGTGAAGTGTTCCACGTGGAACGTCTGGATACAGCGGTCTGGATACAAGCGTCTGGATACGGAGCTCCGGATACGTGGGTCTGGGCTATTTAGGTGGTCAACTACACGTTTCGACACACCTTGTCTACGATCGTTTCGTAACTAAAAATATGGTCTCAATTACGTAATGTTCGTAACGTAACTAAAAATATGGTCTTAATTACGTAATGTTCGTAGCATAACTAAAAAATAAAGGGCTATACTAGGCCCCTTAATTTACAATAGTTAAACATTGCAGTTACGTTGTACTGCCAGTTTTTCCCGCATTTTTGTAATTGTTTTGCAGTTCCAGTCTTGCCCTCATATTTGCAAATTGCTAATGCCAAACTAGGTAAATCGTTTTCGAGTACTTTTGCGTTTTTTTCCATGCCTAAAAGTACGAAAAAAATTGGTTAATGCAAACTATTACAAAAAATAAATAAATAAAAAATAAATATGTTTTTACTTGTTTTATTTGATTAAATTGTTATAACACGGGCGCGCGTTATTTTTAAAGGTGTAAAAATAAATTGATTATTTTTTACAAAAGTTTGTACCTAATTAAAAAAATCGTACATTTGAAAAGTCGGAAGGAACAAACCAAAAAGACTCAAAACTAAAAATATATTAACATGAAAAATTATCAATTTGTAATCGTACTAGCAGTAAGTTTATTAATAGTTACTTTTGGAGTTTATTTTGCCAGTCAAAATTTATACATATATTAAACTAAAATTATGAAAAACATTAATACCAAGTTAGGGCTAATTCAAAGATACAAAGTATCAATTCCTTTCAGTATCACTTTAAATAGGTTTATTGAAGACCAGTTCAATAAACTGCCTTTTGAAACTCAATTTGTAGATTTTGAACCCTACAAAGATTTTAATGATATGGTTAAACAGTTTGAAAGTACACACATACTTAAAATTAGTACTCTACATTGCGAAAAAACAATTTTTGGAGATCCAGTAATAAACCAAAAATTTAGAGCGTTTCACGATTTTATTCACATTACTGAAAATTTAGATTTCGAATTCGAATCTGAATTATTAGTTAATTATGCCCAGACAAAAATTGGTTTAAAGTATGGTTTAAACCGATGGGACTTGCAATTACTTAATATTGAAACAGCAGGTCAAATTGCATATTTTAGAATTAATGGTTTTTTTCCTGAAGACCAAAGGGCATTTGCAGTTACCGAATTATTAAATTCATTCAGATACTAGTATGAAAAACAACCTAACAATTCAATTGGCCGAAAGTAGTGATTACTTTCGGGCAAATATCGAAAACTTTATTAATAGTGAAAATTTCAATATTAATTTTGGCGTTAATTGGTATTCCTTTGCCAGAAAGGAGTTATTAGATGAATTACAAAAAGTTTACATGCCTACCCAGTGGCATTTTAGCGAAAGTGAGATACTATTATTTGCTTCTATTTTATCCCCGGCAAACCGTTGGGACAAAAATATAGAAGACGTAATAAATTTTATTAAGTGGTACCACGCAAACTTTGATGAGTCCTGTAAGCCAAAATTTTGTACCTATGGTCAGAATGTTAATAAGTGTATTGACTTAATACAAACTAGAGATAAATATAAGATACTTAATCAATGGTATGTTAAAGGTTTGATTGTTTGGATTAATACAAATATGAAAGCTCATAAAACTCTAAATTTCTTCAAGCATTTGGACAACCCTAAAGATAGTAAGTGGTTTACAATTGACAGGCATATGCTTAAAATATCAGGCATTGAATCTTTAAGCATCACTCCAAAGCAGTATATATTGCTTCAAGAAATATACTTGGAAGCATTTGAGTCTATGAAAGATAAATTTAAATATAGCTCAGAATTTCAGTCTATTTTATGGTCTAACTTTGTTTATCAAAGGCATGGTATTTTACACTATTAAACTATAAGCTATGGCATTATTACTAATAGTCTGGTATATTCTTCTGATCATTATAGGCTTAGCTATAATAAATAAGAAGTAGTTTAGCTCAAGCATAATAAGTCCTAGCATTAATTTGTTAGGACTTATTTGTGTTTAGTTGTGATATGTAATTAGTTAATTGATTGATGTAGTTACGTTAGGAAATAGTTGTGATTGAGATTAGTTATGTGAAAACGACTCCCCTAGTTCACCGGGTCACAGCCTCCTTTCAACCCTCTCAAACAAAATTCCATATCTTTTACGTGGAACTA